CATCATAGAGAAAGTTTCATCAACAACCAGAAGACCATCTTTCTTTTGATAGTGGGGAGTTCGGTCTGCAGCAAGATAACGATCATTCTCATAATCATATTCACCACGACGCCATTCATTTGTAAAGGCATAGACTTCAAAGGGAATGGAAACTTTCTTACAGAACCAAACAAGGTTGAAGAGTTGCTTACAAGTATCAAGCATCACATCACACATGGAACCACTCCAATCCAACACAAATACCAGACCGTGATTCTTACCATCAGGAATCACAGAAACCTTTTTGAACAGGTCTTCATTATATTTGTAGGTATGGAGACGAGTGGTATCAAGAACGCCTGTGCGAGCAGTTGATGCGCGAGCATACTGATCAGCTGCTTTGCGACACTCAAACTCTTTCACCAAATAGTTTACTTCCTTCTGAGCAGAAGTTTTGAACTTCTTGAAGTCAACATCAGATTCTTTATAAAGGTTTACTGAACCATATCCTTTGTCTTTTGCATGTTCATTATGCAGTTTCTGCTGGTGAGAAAATGAGTCATCAATATCTTTATGGACTTCAGAGTTCTTACCAATGACAGTTTCAAGATTTACTTGAGGGACTTCGACATAAGTGTTTTCATATTCATCGTTTCCAACAAGATCACGAATCTTATCTTCCAGAGATTCAGCAGTACGAACCTCAGGTTCATCCTGAGGTTCTGCAGATTTCACAGGAGTTTCCTCACCCTGAGCAGTTCCGCCATACGATTCCGAAGACTCTTGTTCAGAAGGTTTATCACTCTCCCCATCTTGCTCAGAAGAAGAGTCATTAGTTTCCGAAAATTCGTTCGCTGGAGATTGGGAATTTCCTTGAGTTTCGTGAGAATCCCAATCGGCAACCTTTTGCTCCTGCTCTTTTTCTTTTTTACAATACTTATAGAGTTCCTCTGCAGCAATCAGTGCATCTGCAAAAGTTTCAGAAGCATCAATCAAATTGATAATCTCTTTTTCTTCTGGAGTAAAATCCAAAGTAACAAAGTTACCAATCTTAAAGTAAAGATTAGCACGATCAGCTAGATTGAAGGAAGAAATATCTTCATCAGTAACTTGAAAGAAATCTTCTTCGTTCAGTTCTTTATATCCATTGAAGAAGGTTTTAGCAAGTCCAGCATACTTACGCTTCATCAGTTTCTCAATACGGGCATCCTCAACCACATTCACAAACTGTTGTGGAACTTTTACAACCCCAGTCCAATCTTCATCAGGAGTAAAGAGAGCATGACCAACTTCATGCCCAACCAGAAGGTCATAAACAAGTCCACTTGCCTTTTCCCACAAAGGCAAAGTCAGAACACGAGTATGAACGTTAAAGCAAGCAGTAGGAACTTTCTTGTGTTCCACCACAAGGTCTTCAGTGGCAAGCAGTTTGGCAAGTTGAGATTTGATTTCGTGACGGACTGCCATTGGATTCGTTTCGTATGAGACCATCATAAAACGAAAGGTCGCCTTTCGGGCGACCCATGTGACGCTTTTTGAACTGGGCAAGTCGTGCTTTTGCTTGCCTCAGTGCTTGCGGTTTAAGTTTTCGTTTCTGTTCTTTCTTAGAATGGTGCTTCCAGTTTGGTACTTGCATTGTTCTTGGATAGGTCAGACCATCATACGGGAAAAACCCTTGATTTTTTCAAAGCGTATGACATTTGCAAATCTGTCATGCAGGGACTCCTTATGAGAGATCACAAATATATTAGCATCTTTAATCACAAAACGAATGATTTTCAAAAACTCCTCTGTTCCAAATCCATCAAGAGAACTATCAAACACCTCATCCATAATCAGAAGATTGGTGTTAACTGAGTTCTTCATTCTTGCAACTTCTCTCCAGGTAAACAGGAGGGCAAGGTCAATCCTCATTTTTTCCCCTTCACTAAAAGAAGCGTAAGAGAAATCTTCATGGATGGGTGACTGGACGGTTTCGTTAAACTCCTCATCAAGTGTGAAGTTAATATAGAAATCCATCATCTGAAGATAACGGTTAACATGCTGATTTATCAGCGGTAGATACTTCTTAATGATTTTAGACTTTACTCCACCGTCTTTAAGCAAACTATACGAAAAATCGTAATAATTGATTGTATCTTTTTTAGAAGCGAGTTCGTCGTATGTAGTTTTTAGATTGTCTTTGAAGGATTCTAACTTCTCATGTTCAGAATTTCGGTTTGCAAGGTTCTCGGTAAGAACTTGAATTTCATGTTCAAGATTTCGGATTTGTTTTTGCAATCCGTTAATCTTAATATTGTTTTGAGAAATGCCATTCGTTAGTTTTGAGATCTCCTTCGTTAGGGTAGTGAATTGACGCTCTCGTTCTTCCTCCTCTTTAATTGCCTCCTCCAGTTCTTTGTAACCAGATTGCAACTCCTTTGCCTTAGATTGAGCGTCGTTAATTCTATTTATTCTGAAGGTCTCTTCAATGGACTGTGTGCAAGTAGGGCATACCGTATTTTCAGTAAAGAACTTATGCTCCTTTGTAATGGTGGATACTTTCTGAGAGATTTTACCTTTTAAGTTTCCAAGTTTGCGTAGTTTTTCGGCATATCCAATCAGTTTATCCTGCTCTTTGATTTGCTGTCGCAGTGGTTCTTCCAAGGAAGAATTGTCTTCCATCAAATATCCCACTTCTTCCACCAAAGACATTATGGAAACATTTTTATCATCAATATCTTTCTTTCCACGATTCTCCAGTTCCCCAATAAAACTTCCCTGCATCTTGACCTTATCAAGAAGAGATTCCTTTTTCAACTCAAGAACTTTTATATCTTCTTTGATTACTCTGATTTTTTCTTTAATCAAAGTATTCATTGAAGAGAAGATTTTAATGTCAAGCAAATCCTCAATGACTTCTCTACGGTGAGCAGCAGGAAGTTGCATAAAAGGAACAAAAGTGCTGCTACCCAAAATCACGATCTGAGTAAAAGATTTATAGTTCATCTTAAGAACATTTTGTTCCAACCATTTTTGCTGATCTAGTGCTGCAGCAGATTGATCCAGTGCTGCACCATTTCTCCAGATTTCAAAAATAGCAGGTTTTATTCCCCGCACAACTTTCCATTCAATGTTTCCAATAGAAAACTCAACCTCAACTCTACAATCCTTTTCATTTACCGAGTTGATGAGTTGTGGTTTATTAATTTTGCGAAATGGTTTTCCAAACAAAGAAAAGGTAAGGGCATCTAGAACTGTACTCTTACCAGCACCGTTTGTACCAATAATGAGGTTGGTGTTATACTCGGTAAAATTAACTTGGGTATATTGGTTACCGGTACTTAAAAAGTTACGCCAACGAACATTTTTAAATAAAATCATGACTCACATTTTTGGGGGGAATAACAATATCGTTTGGGGTGATTATAGTATATTGATAATCATGCAATTCGCATGTTTTAATCATTACATCATCTTCTATTTCAATCACATGCATTTCTGGGTATCCATCCTCCTCCAACATCATAGCATACCTAGTGGCATCATCTTCCTCTTCAAACAGATAAAGTACTTGGTCTCCTTCATCGTCTGTAACAGAATATGCACCCTCCTTTTCCTTGCCATTGATAGTTAGAATGAACATTAAACCAACTCACATGCCTCTTGATAGATTTCCTGAATCATTTTTTGAACGATTGATTTATCAAGACTAACTTCTGCCTCTGCAATATATCTGTTCAAAATAGATAGAGTATCTTCAGATTCAAAGGCTTCAAAACTTTCAGGTTCTTGCATATCAAAGTTTTCAACAACCTTAAGTTCTGCAATGTTTGATGCATACAGTTTATCAATAAACTTTTCAAACTTTTTAGTATCCGTTTTTTTGCGAACAACAACCTTCACAATTTTGTTCTCATACTCACGAGTATCAAAAGTTTGATGGTCAGTGTCCTCATAATAAATGTTATAAAACATTTTATAAGGATTATTGACAGGTTCGTGCGTTATTGTTTCCGTATCAAAAAGGTGAAATCCTCTGGTGTCCCCAACATCCGTCCAGAACATCTCATAAGGATTCCCTAGATAGAAGACTGTTCCGTTGTTTGATCTAGTGTGATAGTGTCCCGAGTAGACCCTGGCGAACTTACCAAATAGTTTGCCCTCCAGACCATGCTCCATGACGATTTGTTTATTAACTCTAAATCCCTGGAGTTCAAGGTGCCCCATCGCACACGGGCAAGTTGTCTTTTCAATAAGTTTAAGAGTTCTTGCTTCATTTTCTTGATTAATCCATGGAATAAAAAGTGTTGGAAGTTGACCCAACATCACCTCTGTTGGTTCCGAATATACAGTTACATTATCATACTCACGCAAAAGTAAATCTACTGCATTTACATTGTTAGTATTCTTATAATAAGCAGTGTGATTTCCTACAATTGTATGAACCTTTACTCCCATTTCTTGGAGACGATCATAGTAATTATTTTTAGCCCACGATAGAGCAGAGAAATCAATACCCTTACGACTATCAAAAGTATCTCCCATATCCACGACAGTAGTAATCCCATGCTCTTCGAGTGTTGGGAAAAATACATCGTTATAGAATTTTAGAAAATAATCATGAAAGAGATTAGAGTTCTTTCTGGCACCGAAATGCTGATCACTAATTATTCCTACTTTCATTTTGATTGTCTCCTACTATTTTCTGCAGCAGTTTTCTTTAAGTGTTGCTCATAAGTAATAACTTGGAGATTATCTGGATGGTGCATACCACCTTCAAACAAAGGAACAATATGATCTACATCATAACGTATTCCTGTAGTAGATGTCAAGTGCTGTGCTTCTTGATATATTTCTTGTATTTTACGAAGTTCTTCAGTAGTTATTTCTATAGGAATGCTTTGTTTTATTTTAGCATATCTCCTTCTTTGTTTTTCTGCAGATAATGCTTTACCTCTTTCAGTGGAAGAATATTTTTTATTATTCTCTCTAATTTTTTCTCTTCTTCTTTCTCTATTTGCTGCCCATTTTTCTTTTGTTCTATATGGTTTCATCAACTCTTCATTATTGAGTTTCTCTAATCCTTTTTTAATAGAACAAGGAGCACAATTGTAACTACTCACATACTTTTCATAACTACCGCAGTGTTTACATGCAGTAGAACCAATATAGGTTTTTTTACCTTCTTCTATTGCTTGCAATCTATTACTTCTAGAGTTTGAATACTGATTAGGCATTTGCTCCAAAGTGTTTATTATTATTTATATTTTACAACACTTTGGAGCAAATATCAATACCGCAACTTACTATGAACTCCATCTTTTATCGAGTTATAATCGGAATAATTCCCGCCGTCAACATTGTTGTCGTCAGTGAAGACTTCGGAGAACCCAGAACGCTCAAGTATTTTGTTCTTGATTTCTAACTGACGCTTCTCTCTTTGAATACGACGAAGGAATGCGTAGTGAATGATTTGAGTGAAGTATGCAAAAGGATTTTGTGACTTTTCTGGATTGAAGTTATGAATATACTGAACACAGTTTTCAATGCCATCAGAAATCATGTCTTCCTTGAACATGTAGTTCACGAAGTTGGGTTTGAAGGAGAGGTGATTAGCAATCTTCAAGAAGCACTCTCCAATATAACGAGGAATGGGAGGTTTGGTATCCCAGGTCTTTGCACGGTCTTCTTTTGTTATTTCTCTACCGAACTTTTTAATAAAAGTTATCTCAACGTCCTCACGATACTTAATAATAGCGGCAAGAAAATCTTTGTTATTGACATAATGCTCTGACCTCTTTCTCTTGGCCATGACTGCTGTGGTAATCATAAGTTTTTATCATTATTATGTATAGATTATACCATTTAAATAAATGCTTGACAAGGTATCCGAAACACTGTACAATAACCTTTGTCGGGGTTGAAAAGATACAAGCTTAGCTACTCTTAAATATCTTTTCTAATATCTCCTTAGCATCATTGACATTAGAGATATATCCCATTCTTCTATTAATTTTCGATTCATTATTTTTTTCTTTGTTTGATTGTCTTATATAATTCTGATATACCATTATCATTTCTATATCAGAAGATTCGGACATTGTTAGGACATCTTCAAGATTAATCAAGAACATATCCTCTGTTGTTGTTTTTAACCAAGGTTCTACCTTATAACCAATAACACCGTACCTACTTTTGATTTCACCTATGACGACAGGATTTGTGACAATAAGTATTGTCCGATCTTCTTCTTCAGATGCTGCCACTCTCGCAAATATTTCTTCACCTGTTTTCAACTTTACTGTCGCATAAAAATCGTCTTCTATCATTTCTTCTTAAGTTGTATTGTGATTATTTCATAATTGAAGTTCTCTTCATTATAGATCTTAATTCTTTCAATGAGATGATTTAAAGTATAATTTTTTCTTGAGTTGTGAGTACAATCATCAGCAATATCATAAAGCGTTGCTTTTACTTTATCTTTTCCCTTTCTAAGAACTCGTCCAATGCTCTGAAGATTTCTGACTCTTGATTTACTTGGTGAGGCAAAGATAACGTTATGGAGATTTTTAATATTGATACCAGTAGAAAAAGTTCCATAAGAAGCAACAATAATTGCGTTGTTTTCTCTTTCGGTAATCTCTCTGACTAATTCTCTCTCTTCAGCATCAACTCCACCATGAACAAAAAATACCTTTCTCTCGGGTTGCTTTTGATTATTTATCTTTTCATATAACACTGCTCCATGTGCTTCTACTCTAGAAAAAAGAACTAGAGTATTTCCTTTAAGATCTAAAGTTAGATTTGTAATAAACTTATTTCTTTGCTCATGAGAAATAAGATATTGAATCTCATCCTCATAAGTTTCAAACTTTTGTGGAGAATGTTTGAGTACAATGCACTGAATATCTAACTGAGATAGGTGTCCCTGCTTCATTAGTTCATCGGTTCTTGTCACTTTATATGATGGACCAAACAATCCCTCCAAAACCCATTTGTGTGTTTGAGTGCCATCTAAAGTTCCAGTAAAACCAAAACGATATTTTGCATGATGTAATTTGGTCATAATCTCAATCAGAGATTTGCTCTTGAACAAATGTGCTTCATCACCTATAATGCAGTTATACTCTTCAAAGAATGAACGATCCAACTTGTAAACAGATTGCCAAGTTGTAATCGTAACTGAATGTTCATTTGTTTTTTCTCTACCAGAATAGATACGGTGGCAATATGACTCAGCATCCCAACCATAATCCTGGAAATCCTTGTACATCTGCTCTACAAGAGATGTCGTTGGAACAACTAGAAGAATTTTTTGCCCTTTATCCACATAATATCTTACGAGGGAATAAATCATCAACGATTTACCACTGGCAGTGGGGCTTATCAATAGTTTTCTATTATTCCTTAGAGCATCATATACTCCCTCAATCTGGTATTGCCTGGGAGAATGAGCGCAAATAGATGCCATATAATCTTTCACACCCTCGTATGAGATGCTCTCATTCACTTCAAAGGGTTGACCATAAAACTTATTATCTTCAAACTTATAAGAGTATCCGTATTGGGAACAGAACGATACAATCTTATCTAAGAGACCCACATAAATCTGCTTGGATCTCATATCAAATAAATGTATTTCTCCATTCCAATTTCTGCCACGATACTGTGGCATGAACTTTGCATTAGGAACCTCAAACTTGAAATGATCTCTCAGTTCATATTCAATATGAGGTTCTGTTTTTATCTTAAGAAAAACTTCGTTTGATTTGCTAATAACCAAGTTTGTAGTATCAACCATATCCTGCCTGGAATTTTATAAATTCAATGGCATTCTTAATCTGGTAAGTTCTATTTTGAATCACCTTAAGAATACTCTCAATATAATTTAGGAGAGTTTCATAGTACTCAATTTTCAGAACCACCTGAGATAGTTTTTCATCAGAATCCAAATATCCCTGAAGAGTTTCTTTATCACGAATCTTTTTTGGAAATGGATTTTCTAGGTAAACCTCCGGATCTGCCTTTCCAGTGAAGTATTCATATCGTTCGTGGCGGATTCTTTTTCTTTGCTGCTCTGCTTTCTTTTTTAGTAGACTTATAGTATTATATAAATCATAATATTTTGCGTGAAGAACGGGGATGTTTGTGGATTCTGTATGGAGATTATCCATATCTATTTTCGAATCTTTTTCCCACATTTCTTGAATAGTATCAAGATCAATACTCATAAAGGATTGCCAGACAAATCGGTTATATTGTAGATAGTATACTTGAAACTTACGTCTGCTGTAAAGTATTGTATGTCGGTCATTGTTGCATCGAATGTCAATGTCCCCAAAGAATATGGAAATAAGTCTTTAAAAAATACTTGGAAGTTTGAAACCATGTTACTGTTCAAAACCTGTAGGGTTCCATCTGAGTAGATATCCTGGTTGTCATTCACGTAGTTGGTTTGGACTATTCTTTCATTTTCCAAATCATGAAACTCATCTAAACTCTCTGGATATCCTAGACCTCTTATCCATCTCTGAATTTCCATATAGTTTCCAAGATCTTCATCGACCATGAATCTTAGATTCAAATCACCAAAGTCTACTTTGTTTCCTGGTTGTGGGATATCTCTACCAAGTCTTGATGGTTGCGTTGCAATAGAAAGATTTAGATCTGGTATATTTGCTTCATTGCAAAAGAAAGCAACCTTTGGAGATCTTTTAAGAATAAATTTAAAACCAGTAGGTGATAGAAAGTTTCTATTCTCTACGTCCGATCCTCTTGCCATCTTTTTTGAACTATTTAGATAAAAAAAGGGACCCCTAAGGGTCCCTTGAAGTTTATGTGAAATGGATCACATGAGGTTCTTAACAGCAACTCTTCTGTAGTAGCGGTTGCTGTTGATCTTGAGTGCGCCAAGACCTTGAGTGGTGCCTTCAGCGAATGGGTTAGCAACAAGACCATAACGGGTCTTAAAGCCAATCTTGGGCTGGAAGCTGTTCTCACCAACGGCACGAACCATTTGGAGGGGAACATATGGGCAATAGAACAGACCTGCATCATAAGGTGAAGAACCCTTATAACCAACAACGTAGTACTGGTTAGTACCTTGTGCGAGACCGCTGTTGTTAGCTGCGAGGTTAGCCGAATATGGGTCAATGTATACGCGGAACTTGCCCATCAGAGTACCAGCAAAGGTATTGCCAGTATCATCAACTTGGAGGTTTGCGTTCAGAGCAGGGGTGTAGTCAAGAACACCAGCCATGGTCAGTGCTGAAGCAACGTCAGCAGAGCACATGATGATGTTGCCCTTTCCTCTACGAGTTCTTTGTGCGATTGCGTTAGCATCACGCTCAATCTGGAACAGAAGACCCTTGAACTTCTCAACTGACCAACGACCGTTGGAGTCA